TTCCTTTGCAATGTCACGTAGCCTGAGCGATCCCTTCAAGTAACATATTCTGCCAATCAGGGCAATATTATTGTTGCGTTGCTTTCCTTCTGGAATATTGAACTTATTGCAGTCAATGCCTACCGGAATAATAACTGCATTCTTAAGGGTTGTTGAAAATCTGGTCTCTACAAGCCTTCTGATATGGTTAGCAACGAATATTACCTTATCAAATGCGTCAAAGTTGATCTTTGCCAGCCAGGGAGCGTAAGCTTCAAATCTGTGAAGTCTGAGAATTTTTCTCCCTTTATAGTTATCCAGACGTGATAAAGCTTCTGCCTGATCAGTTGCAAAGTCGCAGAATATTGCTTTTGTAGTGAATGCAATACTTATATCCAGGCAGTCAGCAACAAAGAAAGTGCCGGGTAACTTTTCAGGTATTCCGTCAATAAAGGTATTCCAGGGAGAAATGATGTAATAATCATATTTCTCGTTGCTGTAACCGGATTCACCTTTTGAAACCTGAGCAGGGTGTCTCCTGTAAAAGTAACCGTAATTCCAGAAACATAATCTCATTGCATCAATGTTTCCCCTTTCAAACCATTCGGTATCAATATGAGTGATCCTTTCTTCATTAAAGGGATTTTCTAAAAGATACTGTTTCTCGATCATTCCGGTTACATAAAGCATATTTCCCTGATACTTGTGAGGTATTACCAAATCTTCATAACTGGTTTGATAACTGGTTACTCCGTGAGTAGTGGGATCATTCCCCGCACACTCAATATAAAAGGCATACAGTTCGTCTAAATACCCAGGTTGAATATAATCATCATCGCCCAGGAAAAAGCATAATTTGCCCGTTGCTTTTTGAACTGCATCATTCCAGACCTTGCCAATGGTTCTGGATCGGTCATTGTTTTCCTCAATAATGAGTTCGATATTATCAATACCGAAACTCTGTTTTTCAACAGAATCAGTGGCTTTCTTTAACCACTCCTCATTTCCGTGACCATAAATAATAATTACTGAGATTTTTTCGGCTGCCATCCGTTTTTCCTCCATTAAGATGTTGAACTAACTTTTGTTGATAAAACACCATCGCCAGTTACCGAGTAAGCAATAGTTGCTTCACCTGCTACAGGGAAAGAGGGCTTTGCACTTGCAATTATCCCTGCACCGTAATAATAATTATAACTAGTTGTGTTGTGTTTACCAGCCCGCAATGCAATGTTGACCGCTGTGCCGGGAAGTAAAGTTGGGAGTGTATTGGTGTGGTTTGCATTGAAGTCAAACCCCCATCCGCTGATTCCTGCTAAAGAAGCCTTCCACCCGGAGCTGTCAAAGTCGGTTGCATCTATCACCCCATTGTCAATGTTCAGACTCCAGTCCTTTACATTGGCAAAAAAGGTGATACTAGGACCAGTCGTTGCACCAGATGTCATTTTGACCCGTCCGTATCTGCCAGATATTCTTGACATGTTATCTCCTTTCAGATTCAATTCTAAATCGTAAAATGCTCCTGAGTGTTCCATCTATTTCTGTAAAATGAGTGGAATATTCAAGCATTATAGATAAAAAATTGTAGTTGGTTATTGTTAAATTAGCTGTTTTATAATTGAATAATGTTTTTACTGCTTCTTCCATTGCAATCAGATTTGTAAAGCTTTCAGAAGAATCGTAAATATCAATCTGGATAGTCAATATATCAGATGTTCCAGTAGTATCAAAAGTCTGGTTTCCGATTATGTCACGATATACAATATAGGGATATTTCGCTGTTGTCAGCGAAGTTGGAACTGCGATAGTATCTAGTGGGGCTACTCCATAAAATACACGGTCAGCAATGTAAGCGTATAATGTTCCGCTGACTCCGGTAAGCATAGTGTAGATTACTTTTAATATTTCGGTCATAATAATATCTTCTGATCTAAAGTGATCATTGATAAAGAAAGCCATGGTCTGGGAAGCATGTATTTAGTGCCAAACTCCAGGTAAAAACCATAACCTAAATCATCATCAAATACACCTATTTTCATTACAACTGCTGATTCCTGCGGATTATTTGCAGTAATATGGGTTATTTTAGATTTTAAATTACCATACATAACTGCTGGATTATTATAGGGAAATGAAGGATTATGGATTGATCCGTCATCCATTGGGTAATTTTTACTCAAGTCTCTTTCTGTAGTTTCCATCCCATCTTTTATATCTTCAATAATCTTTTCGGAAGCCTTATTAAGACGTATTTCTTCATCATCAGCAACAAATCTTGTAACCAGGACGAAATTAGTTGAGCATCTCATTATATTTCATCCAGAATAAGTTGAGTATAAGAACCATACTTTTTCACATTGGATATTGAAAATATCTTATCTTCAACGGTAAGTCTCATATCAATATCAACTCGTATGCCTTCGATAGGTTTAAAATAATAGTTTGCTTTTCCTAATTCGGTAATTCTACCGTTTGAAATTCCAGATAAACCCCTGTTGTCATCAAAAGTACCTCGAAGTTGAGTTACTTCAATCCAACTGGTTGTCATTGATCCGATAGAGTCTTTAGTTCGAGACATCTCCGAAATTATAGCATAAGTGTTGTTGATTCTCATGTAAGTAATCGTCTGTAAGGATTTATATAATTCAAAGCCTCTTTAGTTAAAACCGCATAGGTTTTCCTGATGTCATCTATTTCAAGAATGCGTAAATCAATGGATTCCTCAATAATCCTTGAATAGATACCCGATATGAATAATAATACACCCAGTTTTAGATCATCAGGGATCGTGGCATAACCAGCAGTAAATTCCAGGTAAAGTTCGCTGCAACTAGTTTTAATTATCCCCGAATCCTCATCTATATAATAATCAGAAAGCATTTCACCATAAGTTTTGATTGAATATTGACCTGCTTTAACCAGGTTAAATGGTAGAATAGTATTTATACTTCTGGCTGCAATAATTGCACTGTTAGAGGTTGCCGTGAAGCCTGTAATGAGATTTATTGCAGATACTAAATCAGATACTAAAGTCAATGAACTTTTTAGAACAGTATCTCCAGTTGAAAATGTAAAAGTAGTTCCATCATACTTTATCCAGGAATATTCACTCGTGCAGGTAAGCAGAATTGCGTCCTCTTTTCCACCAGATATAACAGATAATGAAATAATTGGGTAATCATCTACCGATATAACTCTGTTTGCTGAGTAATAAATACCGGTATAAGCAGTTGATTCAATATTTCTGTTTAAATAGCTTTTAATAAATTTATCGCAATAGATTGTGATCTGAGACAATAAGGCAGAATCGTCAATAATAGCAGTATCAGATGTAATTGCAGCAGCAGCTAAACTGTCAGCAGTAAACCCAATTCTAAAACCTCCGGTACTGTTTGAAGATATAAATTGGATAGTTTTACCACCTGTTACCATCGTGATAGTAAACTTTAAAGTAGTAGAACTAAATGTCATTGTGATATTACTATCTGTAAATACAGTTTTTAATAATGAAACAATATGAGCAGCCAGGGTTGTTGAATTATATAATCCGGGAGTTAAAGTAATTGCTGTAGCCGTACCTGCTGTATATTTAAAATACAGGACGTTATTAGCTCCTGTAATATTAAAATGCAGAGATTCAACTCTGCAAAATGTCATTACCTCAGATAAAGTTACCAGCATAATTACTCCTAAAAAGCGGGGAGCAGGAAAAAATCAGGATCAAAAAACCCACTCCCCTATTATTTTTTATCTCAACTGAAATACCTTAAAAGACCTGATATACAGGTTAGATGAAGTAGAAGCTCCGCTCTGAACCACGATTGACGGTGTAAGCTCCGTGGTTGGCAGGGCAGCAGCTACAACGTTTGTCAAAGCTACTTCTGCACCGTCAACATAAGCTTTTATCACACCAGCACCAGAAACCTTTAACCCAAGTTTTACCCAGGTATTATCGGTTAAAGCAGCGAGTTCATCTGAAACTTCTGCTGTTGCCAGACAGGAAAAAATACTGGGAGTACCTGCAGCCCCTGTTTCAAGGGCAAATCCAAGATACTCTGCATTGCTGTTATCAAGACTACCTGACGGCATTAACGTTGTGTCAGTTTTGGCTAAACCAATGAATAACTGCATTTTGTTGACCACGTCAATCTTGACTTCGGCTTCCATCCAGAGATTTTTACCTGTTGCAATCTTGAAGATTTCTCCTCGTTTCTGAATATTGAGACCCTGATGAGCGGTTACACTGTCGGGAGTGATATACATCTCATTCCCCACTGCGTCAACGTAACCAATTTTACCTGCTGTGGCTTTAGTCACAACATGACCACGGATAGCGTCAGAGCTGGCAACACGTTCATCAAGTTTCAGATCATAGATAGTTGCATAAGACGGATCTCCACCAGCAACTAACCAGGGGCAATCATTCCAGACTCCATAATTGGCTTCCGGGTTGTTGGTCTTATCATAAATGAATAAGACCCCTTTATTTACATTTGATACTATATCCATGATTCCCCCTTTATGTTAGGAGGTCTAACTCATCAACGCCACCGCCTCTTGCAAAAACCAGGGCAGTAACCGACATAAAGTTTGTGATCTGAGAGGAAGCGGTTGTGTGAATACCGGCATAACCATAACCGGAATCAAGGGCAGCGGGATCAAGTTGAAAGATTATAACCATATCCTTCGCAGAGGCAGCCATAGTCAAAGAAGCAGCATCCATCTGAGCAGTTAAATCACTGGATGAGTCAATATCTGCATTCAACCAGATAGGAACGGTATTGGCAATGATCTTCTCTGTTCCGCCGGTTTTGGCATTCCCTTGATAAATGGAAACTACCGTTGCATGGGCTACAGCCTGCTTCAAAACGCAAACAAAAATAACCTTACTTGCGTTTTTGCAGTTAATGAACGGGGTGGTGATAGCTCCGTTTGTAGTAACCGGAGCCTGTAAAGCAACTATTTTAGGATTTCGTGGTAACATTGTTCCTCCTTATGCACGGGTTGCAAGGGTTACGACCGGGGATAAAGTATCTCCGTTAGCGGGGGTCATTGGTTTAATATGCCACATTTGACCATCTACACGGTAAACGATTCTGAGAACAGATTCGTTGTAGAGGAAATAAACCTCTTTCGACCATGCGGACTGAGCTGACTTATCAATTGCAAGATACTGAGACGGCGCCCAGAGAATTAAATCTCCGGCAGTTCCCAAAGCCTTGCAAAATTCGGTGTAAGCAAGTGGAAGCCCAAGAATTGTTCCCAGGGGAGAGCCAGCTAATCCATTCGGTGGCATATAAAGCAAAGCTCCCGCTGTTCCAGATGGAAGATTGAGCATGGGAAGCTGGGCAAGTATTGTTTGATTTCCCATCCAGATTGCATCACGGAGGTATCTCATATTGAATCTGGCAAACATCTTTATGATGTTCTCTGCAACAATAGTTGCTGCTTTCTGATCTGTTTCCTTAGAAACCTCAATCTTGCATGCAGAATTTAAGATACCAAGGGGTTTTCCAACACCGCTTCCGTTGATTATGACATTATCCATTGCCATAGCCAGGGCATTTGTAGCCATAGTTTCAATCATTGGAGCGATAGTAACCGGAGAATCCTCAAGCAGATCATTCGTTACCGGGATAATTGTCATATTATCCTTTAAACGAAGGGCAATCTTGTCAAACTTCGGCTGGGTTTGAGTTACAGTGCTACCTTCCTGAACCCAGATATTCTGGATACCACCATAATAGGTGTCGCTGGCGTGCGAATAATCACTGATGGCTGGAAATTCTACTGAATTGCCATTAACCGGAAGCCGGGTAATACGATTCCAGATTACGCTTTTTTCCTGTGCAAGAGTAAAAAGATGATTAGAAAATTCAGGTGGAACTAAAATCCCACCATTCTCACCGACTCTGGTTTCAAGCAAAGCCTTAACTTTGGGGTCAAGACTGGCTTTCTTTCCAAATTTAACTACAGCCTGAGTAAATGCGCCAAGGTCAGCAAAACCGCCATTGTTCTGAAGATCAACATCTTTCTGAGAGGGAGTTACAAAGTTGATAGCCTTGATTTTATCCTCAAGAGTAGAAAAAAGCTTTGTAACCAGGGGGGTGATAGTCTGTTCAAGTATGGTATCGAGTTCAGCCTTCGTTATGGTTTCCGGTACGGCTGCTGATCCTCCGCCACCAGGTTCGCCAGTATTTGGCTGAGCTTCCATAATAACAGACATTGGGTTATTAAATAAAAACTTCATATTTAGCTCCTTTTTATGACAACTTTTTCGACTCTAATGTTCCCGGTTTCCCTAACATCTCTAAGCTAACAAGTGCCAAACATTTTATTTATTTCTTTCTGTAAAGTTTTAACTATCCGGTCTTGAATATATGCCCGGTCTATGGTAACGGTTTTATTGGATGACCTGTCAATCTCAATTTCTGAAAGCATAGCACGCATGATTTTACTGTCATCCTCTAACTGCTCTATTTTTGTGTTCAGCAGGGTAATATCAGCCTTCAAGATAATAGATTCAAAGGCAAACTGCAACTCCTCTGACTTGAATGAAACCTTACCGGATTTAATAGCCAGTGCCAGAGCGTCAGGATTATCACCAACGGGGCAGTCCGAATGCTCAAGCAGTAAACTATTTTCATAGATCACTCTGGCAAACTCGAAGTTTTTCTTATCAATACCATAAGTTTCTGAAAGTCTTAAAATCTCATTTTTCCATTCTTTATCCTCAAAACTTCCACGCATGATGGTTTTTGTCGGGATAAATCCAATCGAACTGGCAAGCGGGAATCCGTCTTTGTGCATTTCGAAAATATCCTCTGCCAGTTGATGATGAGCATAAGTCTGTTTTGCCAGAAGTCCGCCGCCTTCTTTATCGAATTTTATCCACATATCTTTCCCGATAGGTAATTGACTGCTGCCAATATCAAGCCAGTTATTGCCGTAATTGTGAGCATAAAGAATTACGGGGTTTTTCTGGAAATCAGTAAGGTCAATACCCTGAGAAATGACTATTTCTTTACTCCTGTCAAGTGTCGGTTTGGTTACGTATTTCAGAACTGATCTCTCTACTAAATCAACACTTTTGCAGTTCGCTGCAATGAAACTGCTTTTTACTTCAACATCTTCAAGGTTATATTCTTCTTTAATCTTGCTGATTTTTTGGATCATCGTCATTTCTGCTGGCATCTTCATTACCTCCTCGATTTAAATCGAATTGTTTTCCATAATCTTCATTATACATATAGTTTACAGGAATTAATCGCTTTTCTCCGTTTTGGCATGGGGCTAAACCTTCTTCTGCTCTAACTTCATTTACCGAATAAACTCCCCATTTTATAAACTCTACCTGCTTTTTGAGCAGTAAAGAATTATCCTCTTTTGCAGGATTATCAAAAGCACAAAATATTTTAATACCGCTTTTTTGCTCATAAAACGGTATAATCGTCTGGTTAATTTTATCAGAAAATAGTCTGTTTCTGGGGTCAATGGTGTGTTCCTCATAAGTATTGCTTCCGGTCTCCGCATTGGCTTTATTTACATCCTGAACGTCAATAAGCGAAATAGGAACTCCAAAAGCCCTGGCAATATCTTTATCTGTCTTTTTAGTGATCATTGATTCAAATAACAACTGGGGGCTGATTGATGTGGGATTATATTCAAGTCCATTGTCAAGCAACGGAGTTTGACCGGCATTATCATAACCCTTGAACTTATTTAATTCCTCTTTTAGCTTTTTGAATGATGTTTCATTGAGGTTTTCCTTTGTGTGGAAGTAACCAGCCAGAACACCCATATTTTTAAATATTGCTTTTCCGTATCTTAAAGCGAAATTGTCCAGATCAACGCTATTAGTGCATGCAGACAGCGGACTTTTACCAATTGCAATATTTCCAGGATTCGGGAATCTGTTGTGGAAAATTATTGACGGGTCATAAACTCTTTGACCCATTGAACTATTATAACGGTATTCTTTAACGTAAATATCAGAACCCAATATCGGAGTTGTGTTTTGCGGAGGTAAAATATCAAGGGTTTTAGGTATTCCCCACAAACTTTTAGTGATCAGCCAGTAACAATTGCCAGCCAGTTCCATATCCAGATCAGACAACATCATAAATTCGGTAAAAGCGTGAAACGGATTGGGGTTATAAAATAACTCCAAAAATGGGTGTTCTGTAATTTCTGTTATCTCATAATCCTGTGAATAAAGTATCTGAGCTTTAATAACTCCGGGTGATCTATCCAAAACATCTTTTTTATAAGCTGAATTTTCAAGTTGGTGATCCGGGTAGGTTTTATTTTTAGTTCCTTTCGGAGAGACCATGTAAAGGTGTATTTTCTGCCTTGACATCACAAAGGCGTTTTTAGTTGAGCAGGAATAAACAAGGTTTCTGTAAGCGTCTATAAGGGATTGAGGGTTATCTGGAAAGACTTCGTCAGAAGCCACCCAATTTCTAATGAAATCAAGTCCGAGTGAATTTCCTGTTGCTGACTTTCCCTTCTTCTGCCAAGAAATCTTTATGCCCATATTTACCTCTGACTATCTGAGACAAAAATATAATTATTTTGTCAATATAAATAATTAATTTCCGAAAATATTGTCGAGAATATAGCAGTGGGCAGTTACATTCCCTATCCTGTAATTACCATGAACACCATATCTACCCGCTGCGCAGGCATGATCATTACCCTCGACAGGTTCATTCAAAACATTTCCGTTTTTATCTTCTTTCCACTTATACATAAAAAAGTCATTCCATGTATCAATATCTCTACTTCTGATAAATACCCTGAATGCCCTTAAATAGTCAATTCCAGCCTTAACGCTTCCATGACCCTTAACACACGGTATTGCATTAAAAGCCTTTAATTTTGTGCCTTTATATTCAATGCTATCATCTTTAAGGGTTGTTATCCCGTCAGGGTTTTCTGAATCACAATAAATCTCAAGATCGGTGGGAAAATCATTATCTGTCATAAACTTTTTAGCGTCCAGGACTGTTTTTCCGGCAATATAGTAAATCTGCTTGAAATAAACATCGAATCCCTTTCCGAATATTTCCAGCAATACAGTAGGGTCTGTAGTTCCAAAATCGAATCCTGCACAATGGTAATCCCACTCAATATCATCAGGAATTTCGTTAATTTTAGCCACATTAGTGTAAATCTTATTCTTAATGTCCGCATAATCACCTTTAGCGTAGATTATGTAATAAGTTAAATCCATATTTATCAGGTTTTCAAGCTGCGCCCTTACCGGATTGGGTAAAAACCTGTTCATGGTGTAATCACTGTGCATAACCGTAATTCTGTAATCAAAAACTATGGGATTCCCGGCAGAGTCTTTTATGTCAATGTGGCAGGTTTTTTCATAAGTAAATCGATCCTTGTCATACCACTCCCGGTAAGTCCAGCACATTTTATCTACCGGATTAAAACTTGCACATAGTTGAAAATATGTTGAACATGCACCTCTCATTCTGATTAAAAGCTGCATGTAATCTTCATAAGTAAATTCTGTGGTTTCTTCCATCCAGATTGCGGTTACATTTTCGATTGATTTAATCTTTTCAGGATCATCCAGACCCATAAAGATAAAAGTCGCTCCGTTGTCTTTAAAGGTCAGTCTCATTGGCTTTTCACGTCTATTGAAGCGTTTTCTCAATCCCCAGGCGTTTATGGTATTATTTACCAGTACCCAGGCAGATTTTTCAACAGAAGGCTCGTATTTACGCAAAACAATGATATTGTGGATAACCTGATTAGCTTCAGAAATCATCCTGTAAAGCAATTTTGCTGCAATGAACCAGGATTTTCCAGATGATCCTGATCCCCAGAAAACAGAGACAAAGGCTTCATCGAAAAGATACGGGTAAAACGATTCGTTGATTACATCCGGCAGGTTTGAAAAATCGTAGGTTCTCATACTGGAAATTCACGGGGTGGAGGAATTATAAAAACCTCATCTTTGGAATTTATTTTATCATCTAACTCATTTCTGGCTTTAATCAGGGTTAAAATATGCACTGGTTTAGCTGACGGGTCTTCAAACATGTCATTTAATTTAGAGTCAATTCTTGTAATATAGCCCTGATACCTTTCCTGTTCCTCTTTTTCCTTCTGTGTGAGCCTTCTTTGCGGTCTATTTTCGATTATTATTTCTTCTGAGCCATTCTGGTGTTTTGCTTTTTCAGGAGGCTTTTCGGTGGTATAATCAACGGGTTTAAGTCTTAAAGTTCTCAATTCTTCCCAGGTTTTATAGTTTGGGTCTTTTTTCTTTATCTGGACTGCATGATAATGCAAAGTCTGTCTTGAAATCTTAAATTCTTCTGCCAGTTTATTCTTTTGTTCGCCATTTATGTAACGGCGTCTTAATTCCTCAATTTGAGAATTAGTAAGTTTTGGTTCGGGTTTAATTTTTGAAGGATTCATATTCAATAAAGGAGGACTCCGCCGAGGGAGAGAGCGGAGTCCTTGGTGAGTCCGAGAAAGAGAAACAATTTATTTTTCATATTCTGTTTACCTGATAGGCATGTTAAGCAGGTTAGGGTATTTTGTGTCAAGAAAAATCATTATCAGCGATCTCTTTAGAATAGTCATCACACGGTTTATCAAAGTGATTAACATCAACATCGTGCATAAAACAATATAGCTTAACGGCAGTTGTTTTAGGCTTCTGTGGGTTATTATCTGAGCAAAATTCGCAATTAAAGCAGCAATCCTGTTTTACTAAAGCAGTTCCTTTTTTATCCATCAATTAACTCCTAATCCAAACTTGACCAAAATCTGCAAAAACCAAAAAATCTGTCAAGCTTCAAAAAAAACAAAAATCTGCATATAAGGAATAATCAAGAGATTAATCTTCTCTTCTCTTAATTTATCTTCTACTGTATTAGTTATTATATTATTTATATATTGAGAAGAGAAGAATAAGAAGGAAAAAAAATAACTTAAAATCATCGTAACTTGTTATCGTATATGAATGAGACACGGTGTCAACAGGGTGTCGACAGGGTGTCAAGAATATTATCTGTGTGTGAAAATAAACTGGACAGGGTGTCGACACCGTGTCTCAATTATACAGAATAATGACTTATGAATGTATTATTGATAGTAGAAATAAAATATTGCTAAAAAAAAATAAAGGTTCACAAGATATTAGTATAATTACAGGGAAAAACTCCAGATTTACTTTTTTTTATTCAATATTGCGAAAGGGAGTAGTTTCTGAGAATAAAGGGTGTCTCTATTATATAGGATAATAAGTTATAAATGTATTATCGGTAATAGAAATAAATTGGACACCCTGTCGACACCCTGTCGAGTTTAATTAACTTAATATCAATGATGTTTTTAATTATATATGTGGCTATAAGTTATAAAATCAGGTGGTTTTCATATAATTAGGATTTATTTCCTAAAATCAGTAATTTTCTTTCAATATTGCAAAAAGGGAGGGATTTCTGAGAATAAGAGATGATTTAGAGTTTTGAATGAAATTAGGGGAGATTTAGGGGTGGGCGGGGCTTTGGAGTCGGGATTGGGGGATTAGGGGAGTGGAATGTTAGGAGTTTGGGAGATAAGATTGAGAATTAGTATTACGGGAAAAAATATGGAAAAAATTATGCGGGATAACACCTACGCCCGTTTTTGAGGCTTTTAGGTAACGAACGTACCACACCCCCTGACCAATTCTCTTCAACGAACGTATAGGATATAATAACCTGAAATGCAGGCAATAACTTTCTTTTCTCCATATATCCTGGCATTGACAAGGTAGAATAAACAAACTGTAAGAATTGCCACTAAACGAGTAAATAGACGGGTACAGTTGACAAACTAATCAAAGGAATGTAATAAGACAAGTGACAAAAGATTGCTCACTGTAGGTACTTTATTTTTCGTTTTCCTTGAATTGATAGAAATTAAGGACAGTAACCTGACAACACAACACAACTGACTGGATTCTGTCACCTGCTCCCTCGGATCTCCCCTGCCTGCTCCCCTGGGTACTGGGTACAATAAACACTCTAAAGGATCATTAATTGACAAGTCAACTGCCAGCAGCAGGCAGCGAACACTGACAAACAAGTACTAATGACAATTGACTAATAACGAGGGCAATGTATGACTATTCTAAAGGCATAAGTGATAAGTAAAGGATAAAGACAAGACACTGATAATAATGACAATAACAATACTGATTAATGATATAATAAGAACATTACTGTATTGAGTACATACACACTGAATCACGTTCTATTAGTGGGTAGTGTAAAGATAGCTATTAAGTGAGATATTGCACTGTAGGGGAAAATAGGGGCATTGTAGGGGAAAGTAGATATTAGGAGAATAGACACAAAAAAGCCGTCAACTTGTGGCTGACGGCTTGAGGATTCAGGGATTAAGGATTGATTAAATCCCTTCGTCAGGGCAAGCATTAATCTTGTCTATCATCTCACGTCTCATATAGTCCATAAAGTACTGTTTTAAATAACAGCCTTTCCAGAGATAAGTAACAACCGTTATTCCGGTATAGCTGACATCAAAGCTTTGAATTTGTGGTTTTTCGCTCATCTCTCCCCCTTCTTATTCCCAAAGGCAGCCGGTAAGACCATGACTGCTACTATTAATATTAATATGATGCCGGATATTATGTTAATCATTTTCTGCCTTCCTGGATTCTACGTAAATTTGAATTGATTATGTATGATAAAAGTTGGTGATGATGTGACAATTCGTTATCCTTGACCTTGTTTATCGTGATCCTTTCCCCGTTGTTAATTCTCCCGCATTCCTCTGTCGTGAATGAGTTCATTATTGACTCAAGGTCAAAATAACTATTGATTACAAGATAAATTGATTCCCCTGGTACTTCCAAGACAAGAGGTCTTGCCTGCTGTCTGCTGACAACTATTCCCCCGTGAATTTCTTTTGTTTCGTTCATTTCTCCACCTATTCTTCATCTAACTGGTCAAAGCTCTTGTAGCCCGTTCTCACATCAAGCACATCAAGCAGTGATTTTTCATTATAGCCGTTGATATCAGTCACAAGATGTAATTCTTCCTCTGTGGCTATTCCATTGTCAACCAGATAATCCCACATTTCCGCAATTGTCATTTCTTGTTTACTCATTTCTTACCTTCCTTTCTTAGTTGCTTATTAATCCAGACCCCGGCATTAGTTTTTGATCTCCGGTTTAACTTCGTGTCCATCAGTATTTTTAAACATTCCACTGCCAGCAACTCATCCCCGGCGACTATCACGTCCCCAGCTTCAATGTTGATCGCTGCTGTATTGTCCCAGGTTACGATTTTGACCGCTCCGGTGAGCTGGTACTTTTTGCAGACTTTTCTGATTTTTTCTTTCATTTTTCCACTTCCTCATTGTCCTTATCATCCTTATCATCACACATACGAAGTCGCTGCTCGTCTCCTGCTCTCCATGCCTTCACTGCTTCAATATCCCATTCGTCAACCCATTCATCCAGCAAAGACGAATAATGTTCGCCCAACTGGTTTGTTCCTTCTCTCAGGTCACTGAGGAAGTCGCCGGGGTCAATGCCCTGCTCTTTCACCATCTCAATAACCGTAGTAGCGTCGAAATTACTTCTGAATCTTTTCATCTTCTTCCATCCTTTCTTTTTTATGATCCTTGCGAACCTACAGACAATTTAATTATGCCAGAAAAGATGTCAATTCTTTTTTATTTGTTTTTTCATTTATTTTTATATTTGAATAAATCCATACTAAAGTATAAAACAGGTGAACTGTATAAATTCCCCTCATTTGATAATTGCAAGTCAAAAAGGATTTTGTGAAGTGAATCCAGGTGAAAATCGAGGTTTGAGAAAATGAAATCCAGGGTGGGGAATTTTTCCCCTATAAGGCACATATATTTTTCGGGGGAAAATTTTAATATAAAGGAAATGGGAGCGCCGACAATTGGAATTTCCTCCCCCGATTGTATCATTATGATACAATCAAACCTTGCAAAATGCAATACTGTTCGTTTTCGTACACCTTAGACTGTCCGTATTCGCACACCTGGGTAAAAATTCCCCACTTTGTAAACTATACCTGACGACATATTACAATCCCCCTTTCCCTAACATTCCTCCTCTTACCCTCCCTATATCCTATTACAATATCACTAATTACCCATAATAAACCCAATCTATCTGAATCTAATTCCTTGAATCCTTAACTAAATAGTTCCGTAAACAAAAAACGGGAGAGTAAAAACATTCTACTCTCCCGCTGGGTGTATGAGACGACAAATCAGTTCTTAATTGCTGCTGACTTTATGTCAATATGTTTTACCTCTCCGCAGGCTGGAGTCATTTCTGTTACAGTAGGGTAAACTGAATGAAGATTAAGTCCTGAGACTAAAACTACTGGCGGGTATCTGATACAGTTTCCTAATCCGGCAGGGCTGCCCTCCTGCTTGGGAGAGGGTAAAAAGAACCAGCATTGCTTACAATTCCTCATTCTCTAACTCCTTCCCCGGATTCATTACATTTTCCGGCAACTTCAACTGTTCCTCTCTCCATTCGGGAACATAGGCAATTATCCTGTCATTACCATCTAACAGGTAAAATCCTACTCTTTTCCCGTGATCTGCGAATATCTCAAGCTCTGGGTTTTCATCCATTGCTGAACGTAATAACTGATAGAGATCATCAGCAATGAATAACTTCCGTTTGTGTCCGGTGGAAACTATTTCACGGATATATTTCCGCTTTTCCGTTTCCTGAATTTCAAGACCCGCTCTGACCCCGATAAGGTTATCAATTTTGACATCTAATTCCGGGATCAGGGGAATATTCTCCCGTGATGTGATTGACGGTAAATCACTGCCTGGCTTTGTCCAGTTGACCAGTGCTGCCAGCAATACTCTTTCTTCCATCGGAACACGGATATAATCTGCTGCGAAAATCAGGATCGTTTCTTCTCCTGAACGCTCAACAAAATATTCCAGCCCGGATTCACCTTCCCTGTCTGCGAAAAACCCGAATAACAGGTTTTTTCTGTTTGGTTTGTAAGTAGGCATTATTTCTCCTATTTTTTAAAACGGCATTTCATCTTCAATAGTAAATACATTCATGGGAATATATTTCGTGAGCAGACTAATTAAAATAGTTCCGATGTGATAGGTTGCTTCAATATCAGCCATAGCGTCATGTGCTTTGATTTCAAGGTTGAAAAACTTTGCTATGGTTTCAAGCTGGTTATTTTCCAGAACCGGTACTGCTCCGGTGATCTGTAATGCTCTGAATAAATTCAAAGTATCGAATTGTTCTTTGTAGTTTATCCAGCTTCCCAGAAATTTATCATTACATTTCGTGAAAAATCTGGATAACTGGGTCAAGTCAAAACTTACATTCTGACCAGCGATGGTGAATTTGTCTGTCTTATCAAACTTATTGATATACTTTGCGAAAATAGCCGTCAACTTATCGTGAACCTCAAACGGATCAGGATAACTCATAATCTCGGTTTCTGTTTTGCCGTTGATTTTCAGGGTTTCCTGGCTGATTTCTGAATCAGGAAACGGTTTACAGGTAAAATTGAATTTCTCTTTTATCCGGTCATCAATAGCAATTATCCCGGCAATCTGGATGATAGCTGACCTTTCAGATAAACCCGTAGCTTCAGTGTCGAACCATAAAAACTTACTCATTGTTTCCTTCCTTTCGCTTATTCCAGTATTTATCATCCCTGACAACTTTTTTATCAGAGCTTTTCCCCGATCTGCTCCCGCAATAATCACAAACATAATAGTAATAAGGATCATTAAAAACCCTTCTATCCTGGACAATTTCAAACGTTATCCTGGCACTACCTCCACAAATAGGGCAAACATACCCACGATCATCACTGAACGATCCGCCTGGTGATATTGATTCGCTTGCCCCGCCACAAAGATTGGGTTTTACATTCATTTCTTCACCGCCTTCTTAATCACTCCCCTCAATTCATTTTTCCGTAACTCATAAAAGTTTGACCCTACTAAATGCAGGTTGTGATCCGTTTCAAGCTTCTGGAGTTCGATTTCTTCACGGGATTTTCCCTGGTAACGGGTTTTCCGGTTATTGATAGTACCGGGTTTCATTTTTCTTTGACCTGACATTAAAAGCCTCCCTTATCCAAGGTTATTGTGATTTCTCCCAATATGCCTTTAAGTCGGTTGATTTCCTGATCTTTTCTTTCAAGTACTCCCCCGACCGTTCTTATTGTTCCGGTTAATCCCTCGGTTTCTTTTTTCAGCGGGTTGATTTCTTTCTCACATTTTTGACTTATTCCCTTATAGGTCTCTAACTCTGCCTCTAAACCGCTTTTTTCAAGCAAAACTTCTTCGGGATTACGACCGAATAATTCCGCTAACTTTTCTACAGTTGCTACGTGATGGTTTATGATTAAAGTTGATTGCCTGTTTTCTGCTAACAGTTTCTCGTTTTCTCCCTCCAGTCTCT